CATTTTTAACTGATTTACTAAAACAGAAACGCCAATTGTTGGATATTTGATTGAATATCAATTTGTATTCTTGTTTGGTCACTTTCAAATAATTCAAAATATCTTTTGGTGGAGGATATACAGATGAATCAAGGCCAATCATACCAATACATTCAGGTAAACCATCCGTATCTTGGTATATCAACCAATCAATTCTACGACCAACAGATGAATTTGTAGGTACATAAGAGTGGTGTGTTTCAATAATACTTTTTACCAGATTTTTTTGTTCTTGTGTGATAACTTGAACCAATTCAATCATATAGGCAGCTTAGATGTTTTCTTTAATAGATTAACTTCTTCCGCTTCTTCACGAATCTTGGCCTTTAGAACCGAGGTTAGTAGTGTTGATGCTACTTCAATTTCCATACCAGTTTGTTCACAATGGTGTAGTATGGCATCCATATAAGGAAGATTCTCCTCATAGGATAAGTTTTCAATCAGAAGACTGAATTCATTTATTTCTGTTTTCGTTGGCATAGTCATTTAATAGTTTAGTCACTTCTTTAATTTCATCAATAGATAGTATTATACTATGAGTTTCTTCATGAGGCAAGCCAGTTTCAGGCAAAAGTTGGTAAACATGCTTAATCAAAAAAAATTCATTACCATCTGGATATTCTATTGTGAATTTAGATGTCATTTGGATGCGTAGAAGATGTGATTACCAATCTTAGTCACACGCTTAAGGTTCCAATCAGGTGAAACCGAAACCGCATGAAAATACATGGCTTTAGTTTTAGATAAAAGTTCGTGTATGTTACTATTGGTCATAGACTTCTTAGCAACCATCAAAGATTCTTCCCATACATACTTGTTCATTTGGGTGGATACATTTTCTCCAACCCATGAGAATTGATATGTATTGTTTATCTTTTGATAGACGACCTCACATATAGTCTTGGGAAACTTAGAACTGTTTACCCTATTGTTGACAACCTGTGCTACTGCCAGTTTACCCTCATAAGGTTCTCTGCCGGCTTCATAGTAGATGTTTCTAGCCATGCATAGTAGTTGTTTATTAAATTCGTGACTTATTTCGTATAGTGGATTGTTTGTGAGAGGATTTGCTAAGAGTGGTAAAAAACTTAATATTAAAGATAATATAAGTGTTCTTATCAGAAGGAACTTCATCAGTTCTCCTATGTTGTTGAACAAGAGATAAGTTTTTAGGAAAAACCTATCAGAAAACCGATTCAGATTAGAATGAACGTGTATAGCTTACGTTGTAGCTATGGTTCCAAGAATCACCTGTTACTTTGTCGTAACGAACACCGATAGTGTCTTTGTCAGATAAAGCATAACTTACACCAACACGACCTGTACGGGTTTTATCCAAGTTGATTTCATTAACGGCATCACGATAGCGATAACCGAGTTTGAAACCTACTTTACCAAGAGTAACTGTAACACCAGGTTCGATGCTGTAATAAGCAAAGTTCTTAGTGTTGTTGTACTTCTCACCAATTGCTGTACGAGCATACAGTCCAACAGGACCCATTGGTACAGAAGCAGTAAGTCCTGTTTCCAAGCGTGTACTCAAAGCTTTAGTATTGTCTTGCTGATAGTTAGTTAAACCAATGTCGGCTGCGAATGTGTTATTGATTGAATCTTTAACACTTAAAGCGTAATTAGTAGAACCAACTGCACCACGTTCACCTTGTTGATCTTGACCTTCAAGGGTGACAGATGCGGCAAAAGCTGTTGATGCTAATACCATGAGTGTTGCGATTGCGATTTTCTTCATTTATTTTCCTTTTTGAAATGAAATTAAGCTGGAATGTAATCGATACCAGACGTTGCCAAAATACCAGTTGTTGCTGGCGCTACTCCAATCAAACCAAGAGTTTGTTGAAAAGTAGAGAGATGTGCAGCTGTGTTTAACAGTTGCGCTTGTGTTGATGTGCCTGCAGCCAAAGCATTGATGAATGGCAATGCTTGTGCAATTGTTGGTGCAGTACCCATAACATTTGTATATACAAGATTAACAAAATTTGTATTGTCGGATGCCAATGCTTTGAATGGTGCTGAGTTGACGATAAGGTCAGAAATACCCAAACTTGTTGTGCCTGCATCTTCTAAAGCAATACCAAGGCCTTGATATGTTTTGTTGACTGTACCACCAAAAGAGGCTTTCAACAAAGCATATACTTCACCAGCATTACCAGTAATATCAAATGCTGTTGCTTTATCAGAGAACACTACACGCTCATGGTCAGCCAATTTAAAAGAAGCAGTAATATCTAACAAAGAAGTAACTGTAATATTCTTATTTGTCAAATCATTAGTGACTGTAAAGTCTGTGCTCTTGCCAAGAATTGGATATGTATCAACACCAGTTGTACCATCTACTTTAATAACGGTATAGTTTGTACCGTTACCAACTTGACCAGTTCCTACTGTTCCAAATGTGGAGATTTTACCACCAGTTGCAATACTAGAAACTGTAACGATATCAAAGTTAGCAGCAGAACCACCTAGTGAAGCACCTGCAATTGTTACGATATCACCAACAGCATAACCAGTTCCCAAATTACTAGGATCAATTACTGTCGTATAAACACCATTTGTTTTTGTCACATTAAATTTAGCTCCTGTACCTACACCACTTGTAGTGCCTGTAACTAAGCTATATGTTGTATTAATTGGTACTTGTCCAATTGTTACTGTCGTTGCCATTCAAACTCCTTGTTATTTAAAATTATTGGTGGGTATTCTGTTACGAGGAACCCACCGAACCCTAGTCTGCGTTTAGGCAGCCAATGCGAAACGTGAGTCGTTTGCGGTTACTTTTGTTTACTGTTTACATCTCTCTGTGATGAGTTGTCCATGCCTCTACTTGTTACCCTGTCGAAACTATGCAGCCCCATCATAAACATTGGTGCTTATGGTGGAGCTGGGGGGATTCGCACCCCCGTCCAGAATACTTTTTGATTTACTTCATACAACTATAACCGATCATTGTAATATGCCCATATCCATAATCCACTAACTATAACGATAGCAATTATGAAATAGAATAATACAACTGTGTCCATTATAACACACCTTTTTTAGAATGTCAATGGATTATTTAGTCATCCGAAGCATTGTTACCACATTTGGCACGTTTGGCTTTAGTTAAAGCACCAAAATCTACAGGCCATTCTTGACCTACTGGTAACTCTTTTGCGTTTGCAGGGAAAGCAAACTGTACGCCACCTGCAGCCATAATTTGACCAACACCTTTACGGAATTTAGTCAAATCATTGCCAAGGTTTGGATATGGTGCAACATGTGGAAACTCCCAACCAGCAACTTGACCTGTTGCTTGATTAATAACAATCTTATAGAAACCATGTGGTACCACAACACCAGATCCAATCTTCTTATCGTTAACATCATAGATGCCACCAACATAAATTGTGAATGGCTGATTGAGTTGTACTGCCCATCCTCTTACAGATGTTTCCAAGAGTTTCCAGATACCACGGTTCAATGAACCTGCCTGTGGTGACATATTGGTCATTAAGAATGATTCATATTCTACTTGTTGGTCCCAACTTAAATCACCATCAGGACTCATGTGGCCTCTGTCGTAACCAGTACCAACATAATCATCTGGTCTTGGTCCATTTTGTACGGATTGGTCAGCAGCAAAGGCATTGGTTCTTGCTACACAACCAAGTGCATTAGGCGGTGTAAGTGTATATGTAACATACTCAGGTAGTTTTGCAGCCGAATCATAACCAACGAAATATGCCTGACGGCAGATAGCACCAACTGGTTTAACTGATTGTGGAAATCCGTATGGTGCATGTACAGCACAAGTGTTTGGATCTTGTGGTGCTCTTTGTGTCCAACCGAACGATGATAACGTCACGGCGGACAGAAGTAGTATAAATAGTTTCTTCATAGTGTCCCTTAATTAATAATAGTATAGTATAGTATATATGATGAATGAAATAACTGGATGGCCTGATAAGTCACATTGGCATTGGGAAAACCTTCAAAAAATAAGTCCTAGTTGTATTCCATCAACAAGCGATTGTGATGTTTATAAAAGTTATTGTAAAGGCCGAATATTACTTCTAGGTTGTACTTGGGCTTTACTGCCTATATGTACAGAAGCATGGGACCTTGATCCAATATATGATGATCCTAAAATAATAAAAAAAGATTGGTTTACAATTGATGAACATTGGGACACAATCATTCTTGATGGTGGTATAGCTTTTGGTGTAGAATTCACCAAAAAATTACTATCAGTCATACTCAATCATTGTGACAGATTTATTTCTAGAACATTTATAAATCCTGATTGGAATCCAAAATATGCCTGTTATTATCCCCGTGCTCATGAGTTGACACCACAACCTAAAGAACATACTATTAATGAAGTATACACATTTTATATATGGAATCAAAACAAACAATCTTAGCCATGTATTCGGGTGGTTTGGACAGTCTAGGAATGATTTATAGATTACTGACCGACACCGATTACAACCAATACAATATACACATACACCACGTTCATAATCAAAATGTGGAGAATAGACAAAGAGCGGAAGCTATTACTGTTAAGGTTGCTCTTGAAGAGTTAAAGAATTTAGGCTTTGAATTTGAATATTCAGATAGTGGAATTAATTCACCAGTATTTGATACACCAACTGGTTTTCGGTTTCTATTTGATACAGACACAATGAGTCTATTTGGTGGATTTATTGCTTCTGTTAATCCACAAATTAAGTTTATTGCTTATGGTATGAATGCTGAAGATAACAATGCAGCACTTGAAGCAAGACGTATTCGTTCTGCTAAAATACGTGAGGCATTTACCAAAGTACCAACAATATTTCCGTGTATTGATATGACCAAACGTGAAATATTTGATTCTCTACCAAATTCATTAAAGAATAAATTCTGGAGTTGTAGGCGACCAATCTATGAAGAAGTTAGTATTAAAAGATGTCGTAAATGCCACACCTGTTTGAGTTTAAAGGCAAGTGGCATTTACGATTGATTATTATAGAATTGAATGGCCTTAATTAATCCATCGATATGGTCTTCAGTTTTTTCTTTAAATATGATTGGTTTCTCATTGTCAACAGCCATAATAATAACCAAATCATTAACAGGTATTCCAGTTAGTTCTTCAGTCATCAAAGCATAGGCACAAGTTTGCCAGAAATAGTCTTGAATACTTTCTTTTGTTTTAATTCTTTTAGAAGTTTTAAAATCAATAACTGAAAGTTCACCTTCATATTCAGCAATACAATCAACACGACCAGCAAGGCCTAGTTGGTGTGACCATAGTGCTTGTTCTTGATACCAGATGTTATCGATCTTGTCCAAGTATGGAACTAAATCGGTAAACATCTCTTTGGCATCTGGCATGATGTTACCAAGTTTCTCATTATTAAGATATCGTTCACATAGAGTATGTACATTAGTACCACGACCAGCAGCCTTACGTGAGATAGCATTAGCAGCTTCTTCACCAACA